AGGAGCTTCGTACAGAGGCGCAGCAGGCCAACTTTGACAACGTCAGCAAGCAGCTTGAAGCCCAGCGCATTGCGTTATCCAAAGGGCGTCAGGCTGCTGTTGAGTACAGCATCTCTCAGCAAGACCTAACTCAGGAGCAGAAAGACCAACTTATCCAACAGAGCCGCGTCGTTAATGCTCTGGAGGAGGAGAAGAAGGCGAGGGATGAGGCTGCGCGAGGATCTCAAAGGCAGGCCGCAGCAGGAGAGTCAGTTACGCAGAAGTTAGAAAAACTGAAGCAGGAAGCGTTACTTGCAGCTGACTCGAGCGGGAAGTTATCTAGAGAGCAACAAATACTCAACGCTCAATTGTCGCTCGGTCCATCTGCTACTGAAGCGCAGCGGAAGCAGGCTGCTGCATATAAGGCCGAGGCTCTTGACACAGCTGATGCCCTGAAGAAGCAGGAACAGGCAGAAAAGGACAAGCAGAACACTGAGAAGGCGTATCAGAACGTCAGGAATCAGTCTTCTCCGCTCGCTGCCGCCGATAACACCTTTCAGCAGCAAATGGCATCTCTCAATGCGTACGCTCAGCTTTATCCTCAGAAGATCGCCGAGGTGGAGCAGACCCGCGCCAGTATCGAGGAGCAGTACCGACAGCAGCGCCTTGCAGCTATGTGGAATGAATTCGCGCAGCAGAATGCCGCCACAATGGCAGCCGCAGCCGCTTTCGACTCTCTGGCTGGCAACGCGTCCAACGCGCTTACAGGCATCCTGACAGGGAGCATGAGCGTTAACGAGGCTCTGGCTTCTCTCGGGCGCACTATCCTCAATAGCGTTATCAACTCTTTCGTGCAGATGGGTGTTGAGTACGCGAAGAACCTCATCCTGCAGCAGACTTTAGGTAGCGCAGCCATCGCAGCAACAGGCGCACAGGCAGCCGCTGCGGCGGCATTTTGGGCCACCCCTGCAGCGCTGGCGGCGACCGCAACAGCAGGTGGGGCGGCAGTGGCTGGGACAGCAGCGCTCACGACCGCAGTAGGAAGCGCCCAGGTGATGGCGCTCGCTGGTGCACGTAAGAACGGCGGCCCGGTATCTTCTGGCTCGATGTACCGGGTAGGCGAGGGCGGCATGCCTGAGATTTATCAGGCCAGTACCGGGAAGCAGTACATGATACCCGGCGATAATGGCAGGGTAATCAGCAATAAGGATATGCAGGCAGGAAACGGGATGAATGTGGTAGTCAACTTCAATGACTATTCATCCGGAAGCCATTCCTGCGACTACCAGGCTACTCAGGATGGCAACACACTCACGGTTGATGCCTTCATTGCTGATTTGTCTAACGGCGGGCGTATGAGTCAGTCTATTTCCAACTACCATAACGCGCCACGACGCGCACGGGGTGAGTAATATGGCAATACCTTATCCCGACTGGCTGCCACTGGCGCAGAAGGGGAAGACGCCGACCACGGACACGGGATTCAGGGTCGATAATCCGCAGGTCGGCGCACCAATCTTCCAGAAGCTCACCGATGACCTTAAGACTACTTTTTCTTTAACCTGGATACTTACTAAGGACCAGCACAGAGCCTTTTACCAGTGGCTTCACAGCCCTGCGTATCTGGATAATGGAAATCAGTGGTTTACCATGCCGATAGGAACTGGCACTGGCGACACAGGCGTTGAGACTCAGGAATTGCACTTTCTCCAACCATTGCCGACATGGACTCAAAGCGGTTCTGTTTACACATGGACCGGTGATGTAGTTTGCAGGAAGATTATCAGTGATGATGACCAGTATGCAGACATCATCGTTGAGCTACCGCCGCCGTGGGGTAACTGGCTGGATGTGGTGGTCACTGGTTACGATGACGGGCGCGACCCTGAAAGCTTGCCGAGGGTTAACTGATGCCAACATACAGAGAGTACAAAGCCCAGCGACCTAACCGCATCATGTACGAGACGATAGAGTTTTATCACTCATCGTTTGGCTATGTGAGGCTGGTTAAAGACCAGTTATTCCCGAAGACGCTGGGTGGTGTAGTGTTCGAGCCATGCCGTTTTGAACTCACCGAGAGCCAGCAGAGCAACACGCCAGTCATCGACAGCACCCTCAAGTTCAGTCAGCTAGCGCAGGACTTCAAGCAGAAGCTAAAGGCATGGA